AGATATTATAACGTATGTAAAATCAGAGGATGGAGCGCGAGTTAAAGAAACTATACAGGCTATTTTAGCAAATAAAATAATGACAGGAATTGAAGCAAAAAAGGCGGATGTTTCTAGAGCAATGTTTGGTCCTGTAGTACAACCAGAAGAATCGAAAGTAAAGTCGGATAGTCCTTCATAGAGGTATGAAACAATATAAACAGTTTAGAGCAGAACAGCAACATTTAGATGAGATTGGTCCTATTGGTGCGGTTATGATGGGTGCTATGGGATTGTTTGGTCTGGGATTTGCTGGATATAAGATGTATAAGAAAACAAAAGAGGGAATTACTGGATATGTAGAGAGCGGGTCACAAAAGAAAGATAATAAAAAAAATGGGATGGATATTTCTTTGAAAGTATATAATCCCGAAAGTGGTAAAGAAGAATCTCAAGATTTTTATATAGACCCAAAAGGCAGAAATCCTGAATTGGAAGGCATGGGGATTAAGATTAAACGAAGTGACCTTAATACTGATGATTCAGGTATTTCTAAACTTGAAAAAAAGTATCAGTTGAAACAAAATAAATTTAATAAAGAAACAAGGCGAGAAGATAAAGCGGGCGTTCTTTCACCTGAAAAACAAGAGTTAATGAAAACAATTCATCCAGAAGTAAAACCGGATGCTAAACCAACGGACACAACTGATGATGATGATGAACAAAGTCCAGAAGATGAATTAAGAAGTAAAGGTGACAAGCAGCCCGATGATGGGGGGATTGACAATGAAAAAGAAGCTCAGGCTTATTTTGATTTGGTCAAGAAAGCACCCGTTGGTTGGGACAATGAGGGCGATGAAGACAGTCCGAAATTAGTACAACAAGAGGGAGTAGAATCATTGTTAAGTTTTGGAGAATTTATTACAGAAGATGTAATGTCTGATATGAAAAAGGCATCCAAGTCAAGCAAAGATAGCGAGATCGAATTGGGTGATGGTACTGTTATTCCAATTGACAAATTAACAGCACAAATTTTTGTTAAATATATAGAAGGATTAGAAAAATCCGAACAGAAAAAAACAATTAATCAAATTCAACGGACAGAAAGAGCATTCATGAAAGTCCTTGGACAAGCACATGAGGGATAACTAATGGCAGATGCAGTAACTAGTCAAAAACTTATTGATACAGTCCATCGCACCGCCTATAAATTTACAAATATTTCTGATGGGAGTGGTGAAAGCGATATTAAAAAAGTTGATTTGTCTGAATTGAATTTTGCAATTAAGACAGTTACACTTTCTGCAGCACCAGCCACTAATTTTTGTGTAGGAGAGATACTTACATTTGATGCAGATGGCAGTGCCGTTTATGCAACAGTTCAAGATTATCGTTCTGGAGCATCCACAGTTAATATTATAGGCGCTACAAGTGGAACAGATCAAACTATTACAGCAACTGCCGCGCCAGGGGCAGCAAATACTATTTCTGGAAGTATTTCTGGAGCGAGTACTATAACAACTCATGGTTCTACAGCTATCGCAGGAGTAGCTTATAATGTTACTCTTGAGAAACTAGAATGGTATACAACTAATGGTGCCGGAGCTACGGGTGGAATGGATATAAAAATAGAATGGGATGGTTCTGATTCTGAAGCACTAATAGCAGTGATTTCGGGATCAGGAAAAATTGATTTTGCAAGGCATTATGCTCCAGTAGCAATTAATGCAGCAGGAGATGCTTCTGATGTACTTGGTGATGTACAATTTACTACTGTGGGTCATGCTAGCCCTGAAACTTATCTTATTTTGATGGATTTTAAAAAGAGAAGTGGATTTGATAGACCAGTATTTGGTAGAAATGTAGAGCTTGGATACGAATCAATGCAAGGCGGAATGTCAATAATTTAAGGAATTCATGATAACTTTTCAAGAATTTAGAGAAAATTTAGTTGAATTTAAGATTACAAAATCAGCTGTAGCAAAATCTCCGACACAAAGAAGAATGGAGAGACGCAAAAAAATGTTGGGCGGAGGAAGACAAAAAGAAAAAATAGCAATAAAAAAGTGGAAACGATCAGCAGCGGGTAAAAGAGCTATGGACCCAGGACGAATAAAAAGAATGAAAAGAATAGGTAAATCTGGATTAGGTAAGCAGTTGCGTGTAAATATTACTAAAGGAAAGAGTGCTCAAGCCGCAGTTATGGGTAAAAGGAAATCCATTAGGAAACAACTTACAAAACAATGAAAAATTATCTAAATCTAATACAAGAACTTTCTTTAGCTCAACGGATCAAAAGAGGAAAAGCTATAAAAAGAAAGATGAGTATTATAAAAAGAAAGAGAGCACTTTCTATGAAACGGCCACCATCTCCAGAAAAAATGGAGAGAGGGGTTAAAAAGGCAGTTCGAATGATTGGATTTGCAGTTAAAGATAAATCAGGAAAATATAAAGATGCATCTCCTGGCGAAAAAGAAAGAATTGAAAAAAGAGTATCTACATGGACGAAAAAATTTGGTGGTAAATTTGAAAAAAGAATAAGACCCAAAACTATGAAAAAAATGAGAGATGCTTATAGAGCAAGGCAAAAAGGTAAACAGGTTAAAACAGTCAATACCGCAAAAATAGATGCTAGAATGAAAAGCGGAAGAATAATAGGAGAATCAAATGAAACTTATTAGTGAAGAAGCAATTGATGTTGATTTTGTAACCGAAGAGGATGAAAATAAAAAGAAAAGTTATTTTATTGAAGGTATTTTCATGCAATCTGAAATGAAGAACAGGAATGGACGTGTATATCCAAAAGCAATTCTTCAAAAAGAAGTAAAAAGATATACAGATAAATTTATCAATACTAAAAGAGCTTTTGGGGAATTGGGGCATCCTGATGGACCGACTGTCAATCTTGAGAGAGTTTCACACATGATCACGGAATTGGTTGAAGATGGAGCTAATTTCGTAGGAAGAGCAAAAATTATGGATACACCTTATGGCAAAATTGTCAAAAATTTAATAGATGAGGGAGCAAAATTAGGTGTATCTTCAAGGGGAATGGGATCTTTGAAACCTGTACAAGATGGACTTCAAGAAGTTCAAAGTGATTTTTATCTTGCTACTGCAGCAGATATTGTTGCAGATCCATCGGCTCCAGATGCATTTGTTTCTGGAATCATGGAAGGTAAAGAATGGGTTTGGGATAACGGTCTTATTAAAGAGAAGGAAATTGTAGAATATCAAAAACAAATAGAGAGAGCTACTGAAATTAGTAGAAATAAAGTAAGAATAGAAGCATTTGAAAATTTTATTACTAAACTCTAAACTTTTATAAATAAATATAGTAATTATACTATTCAATTTTAAATAGAATAAAGGGAGAAATCCAATGTCTGAAGAAATTTTGGAAAATACATCTGAAGAGATCGCTGACGAGACTGCTGAAGAATCTACTTACGCGTCCTCAGAAGAAATTTCTTCGGAAGAAGAACAAGTTATTGAAGAAAATTCAAAACCACGTACTAAAGCTGGAATGATGAAAGCCATTTATGACCAACTTAATACATTGAAAAAAGCTGACCTATCTGATTCTTATGAGTCAATTATCGGAGCTACACTTGCTGAGCAAGACGACGATGAAGAAGACGAAGATGATGATGAAGAAGACGTAGAAGAAGGAAAATTACCTCCTGCACTACAAAAAGCAATTGATAAGAAAAAAGGTAAAAGCAATGATGATGATGAAGACGAAGAAGATGTCAAAGAAATGAAAGATGTCGAAGATTTAGGTGGTGAAACAGGAGCTGGTTCTCCTAAGAAAGCTTTGAAAGTAAGTATTGTAAAAGCTGGCAAGAAGAAAAAAATAAAGAAAGAAGATCTTGAAATTAATGTTGAAAAAGATGTTAAGGCATTAATGGAAGGAGAAGAAACTCTTTCTGATGCATTTAAAACTAAAGCTGCAACGATTTTCGAATCAGCTGTTTCTACTAAGATTTTGAGCGAAGTAAATTCAAGGATTGAAATACTAGAAGGTGAATATGCTCAAGAACTTGAAGAAGCAAAAGAAGAACATTCAACTCAATTGACTGAAAAAGTTGATGGATATATGAGTTATGTTGTCGAAGAATGGATGAAAGATAATGAGTTGGCTGTTGAAAGAGGTATTCGATCAGAATTGGTTGAAGATTTCATGACAGGACTCAGGAATCTTTTCCAAGAACATTATATTGACATTCCAGAAGAAAAAGTTGATCTAGTAGATGATCTTTTTGGAAAAGTTGAAGAACTCGAAGGTAAACTCGACGAAGAAATCAACAGGAGTGTAGATTTGAAAAAAGAACTTTCTGAATACAAGAGAGATGAAACCATTAGAGAGGTTTCAGATAATTTGGCTGACACAGAAAAGGAAAAACTTTCTAAGTTAGCTGAAGGAATTGAATATGAAGACAAAGAGCAATTTAATGAAAAACTTGGAGTCTTAAAAGAAAATTATTTTCCGACTAATGATGCCAAAGCCGAAACTTCAAGTGACGGGGACCCAGTTACTAATTCAGAAGAATTAAATGAAAAAGTAGTTGATCCTTCTATGACCCACTATGTCGATGCTTTAGCCCGGTTTGGTCAAAACTCATAATATTTTAACAATTTTAACAATAAACAACTTTAGGAGATAAAAATGTACCTAGCTGAAGGACTTCAAAAGAAATGGGCTCCAGTTTTGGAACATCCTGATATGCCTGAGATCAAAGATCCATATAAAAGAGCTGTTACAGCTATTCTTTTGGAAAACCAAGAGAAAGCTCTAGCGGAAGATGGTGGATCAACTCGGGGATTGTTACAAGAAGCAGTTCCTGTAAACTCTACTGATTCTACTTATCAAACATATCAAGATCCCATCCTCATTTCAATGATTCGGCGTTCAATGCCTAATCTTATCGCATATGACGTGTGTGGTGTACAACCAATGACCGGTCCCACTGGTCTAATTTTTGCCATGAGAGCAAAATATTCGACACAAGCAGGGACTGAAGCACTTGTAGATGAATCAGATACATCTTTTACAAGTTCTGGATCACACATTAACTCAGGAACAGCTGGTGTAACCGGTGCACAAGGTGGTTCGCCCGCCTTAACCTTAATTCAAGGTTTAGCAACGGCAACTGGTGAAGCTCTGGGAGACTCCCCTGAATTCGCTGAAATGGCATTTGCGATTGACAAAGTTACTGTCACTGCAAAATCCAGAGCGTTAAAGGGTGAGTACACAATGGAACTTGCTCAGGATCTTAAAGCCGTTCACGGTTTGGATGCTGAAACAGAACTAGCCAATATCATTTCACAAGAAGTGTTGGCTGAAATCAATCGTGAAACAATGAGAACAATTTACTTCACAGCTAATCATGGTGCACAGCATAATACATCAACAGCTGGTGTGTTTGACCTTGATGTGGATTCTAATGGACGTTGGTCTGTTGAGAAATTCAAAGGTCTGATGTTCCAGATTGAGCGTGATGCTAATGCGGTAGCCGAGAAGACAAGGCGTGGAAAAGGTAATGTCATTATTTGTGCTCCTGATGTAGCTTCTGCCCTTTCAATGGGTGGAGTGCTTGATTCAAGTACTGCTTTAAATGTTGACAGTACCGGAAACACCTTCGTTGGAACTCTTGGTGGACGTTATAAAGTTTTCATTGATCCATATGCTAATGCTTCCGCAACTAATTTCTATGTTGTTGGATACAAAGGTAGTTCAGCATATGATGCTGGTATTTTCTACTGTCCATACATACCACTTCAAATGGTACGTGCGGTTGGTGAAAATAGTTTCCAACCAAAAATTGGATTCAAGACCCGCTATGGTATGGTTTCCAACCCATTTGCCAATTCAACTGGTAACGGTGTTGTAACAACTGCCAATGATAACTACTACTACAGAATTGTCAGAGTTGACAATTTGATGTAAGTTTTTCTGGAATCAGAAACTTTAAGGGGGA